AAATGGTACAACGCTTTGCTGGTCAAAACGGTTATGGTTTTGATGTAGAAGACACTGGCAATAAAGATACTTTTATTCTCACGAAAAAAGATGTAAAAGAAACTAGATCATTTCAACCTCAAACTACACCTTTACAAGCATTGGTGTTAGAATACTTAACATTTACATCAACCGGTATAATGACCGTAGTCAGCGACGGTGCTAAGTCTCCGCAAGCAGCAGACGAATTAAAAAAAGTATTTCAAACATTAAATCAAAGTAATAAAAATTTACAAGCTGTGGTCAACGATAAACAAAAATTAGAAGCTAATAAATCTGTTATACTAAAAAATATTCACAACATGATGACATATGCTATTGCACATCTTAAAGCAAATATGATTCCACAAGAATTTGATTCAAAAAGAAAACAAATCAACAGCGTTCTTACAAAGTATAACGATCTTGTTAAAACTGAAAACTTTGCAGATGGTAAAAATCCAGGGCGTAAGGGTTTATCTAAAAGAATGGGAATAAATACTAAAGCAAGTGTTAGTGATTTGAGAAAGACTGCTAAAAATAGTTCAGGCGAAAAACAAAGAATGGCACATTGGCTTGCTAATATGAAAGCAGGAAAAAAAGAAATGATTGTTAACGAAATTATAACAGAATTAGATAGAGAGAAAAAAGCACAAACTGCTGGTAATATTTTCATACGTTTTGGTGCAAAAAAACCAGTTTCAACTGTGGCAGGTGCTGATGCTGATCCTTATATGGTCGGATTTGCTGATTTTGCTAACACACCTGCAGATGTAAAGTTTGCTGATGCAAAATGGAAATTTTACAATCTTAATAAAAAAGAAGATTTTGTAAATGCTATTAAAAAGATGATGGCAGATAAAACATTTACAGCAGCAGGCGGTGTTACAATATATGTAGATAACATGCTGTTTAAGAAATTTGCCGAATACGGTGATTTTTTGAGTATGGTTAGTAGAATGGGCGGAGATAAAATTCGCATTGAATACAAACCAGAATCCGACGACGATGATAGCGAAAAAGGTGCTGGCAAAAAGCGTGTAAAAGCAAAATGGGCAAATCCTAGAGACGAATACGATACACCTGAAAAACAAACAACTAGATATTTCACTGTTACTAGCCCAAGACTTATGAGCATATTACGTCGAAATGATAGAGTAATGCAATATTATAGACCTAACAAAAATGCATTTGTTATGGGTCAAAAAGAATTTGATGCATTTACTCGTGCGTTCGGTCGAGATGACATAAAAATAGTAGACAAGTTTAGAGAAGAAGTTGCAATTAACGAAGTTATACCATTGGCTGCAGCAGCAGCAGGGCTTGCTTCTATAGTAGCAAATGCTTTACGAATTGGCGGACCAGGACTTCTGCAGGGCATTGGTAGAACAATTGTACGTAACCCAGTAAAATTTGGCCTAGCCAGTGGCGCTGTTTACACGTACGATCAAATAAAGAACATAATTCCAGACATCGACCCCGAAACATTAAAACAATTAAAAGATTACGGCTTGCCTGGGCTTGCTGTTTTAGGCATGATCTACGGTGGAAAAAAGATATATGATTATCTAAAGAAAAAAGAACCGGAACCTGTTAAAGAATCAGCTACCGCCGGAGGCACCGGTGCAGCAGGAATAGGTTCAGTTGTAGTACCTATAATGAAGAAAAAAAGACGATCTTACATGGTTAAACGATAAATATTGTAGAGATTTGGAGTTATCCTATGAGTGATAAAGAAACTAGAGAAAACGGCCTACAAAGATATACTGGAATTAAAAAATACGGTAAGGCAGGTTTTGAAAAACTGCAAAAAGCAGGTCGTGAAGGTGCGTCTGAACAAGAAAAAGGTAAAATTAAAGATCAAATTCTAGGTAAAAAGAAAACCAACGAAGGTTTAGCAGACATGGCAGGCATGGTCGAACGCGATCACGAAGTTCAAATGGCTCGTGCCGAATTATATAAAATTGCCAAATATTCAATCAAACTGCATGATATGTTGAAAAATGTGTCAGAAACTGAGGGTCTAGAAGGCTGGGTGCAAGCAAAAATTACTAAAGCATCAGATTACATAGGTTCTGTATTTCATAACTTAGAATACGATATGAAATTTGGGCCCGATGGCGGCAAAGCAGGTCCTACTTCACCTATGACAGCAGAATCAAAAAGTAAACCAGATTATGTTGATTTAGATAAAGATGGTAACAAAAAAGAACCGATGAAAAAAGCAGCGCAAGATGCTAAAAAGAAAACAGACGAAACCATAGATTCTTATAAAGCAGGATTGTTTGTTAAATTAGCAGAAAAGGCAGTTTCAAAAGCGCAACAACAAGCAGCGGGAATAGCTTTAGCAGCAAAGCGCAAAGGCAAAAAACCAGCAGGTAAAGGTGCTGCTGTACAAATGGCAAAAATGAGTACAAAAGAATTAGAAAAATATGCTGGCACCAAGCATAAAGGGTTACCTAGTAAAAAGGACTAACGATGGATTTTCATGCTCTTCAAAAAAAATTATTCGAAATGGATCCCACTGATCCTCGTGAAGATTTAAGAAGACTACAAGAACAAGCTAGAGCACCTAGAGACATTGCTCCTACAGTTAATTATCTAGAAGAAACTGTAAAAGTAAATCAGGGTAGTCTTCCTTTGCCTGGTTTAGATTTAGATAGTTTTGCTAGATTAGCAGGTGTGCGTTTAGATGAAAAACAAAAAACTGGTTCGGCTGGGCAGGCTAAAGGATCAGATCCTATGCCTAAAGCAAAATTAGGTAGAACAAAACATCCTTTAAAAGATAAATTAGTAGGCGGTACAGAAAGTATCGAAGAAGGCCCCTTAGATGCATTTGCAAAGGGCTATCAATCAGTTCAACCTGGCGGAGCATTAGGACCCGATGCTGCATCAAGATTTATGGGCAAAGCATTAGAACCAAGCAACAAACCTAAAAAAACTACAGAGCCCAAAACTAAACTTAAAGGCACAGTGTCTCCTCAACAATTAAACAAATTAATAGGTGTTTCAGATCCTGCATCATTTACTCAAGCAATACAAAAAATTAAACAACCTGGTGGACAAAAGTTAACTTTAACTCAACAAGCAGCATTGTCTGACGCATTTGTTAAAGTTATGCAAATGGATCCTGAAAAAACAACACAAGTTATGCAACTATTAAAAAGAATGGAAGCAGACGAAAGCATATCTGAAAAAAAAGAACCTGAACCTCCCAAGCAGAGAAATCCTGTAGCAGCATACGCACAACGTTCAGGTGCAGGTGTTCATAAAGATCAAAATAAGAAAAATACGCCTCCGAGAAAAGAAAAACATAAATCTAAAAGTCTTCAATACGAAAGTATAAAAGATAGATTGTGGGAAGCACTCAACAGAGATAAATGAATTATAGTGAAGAAGATAAAGTCTGGCAAACAATAAAACCGGATGATCTTTGGGTTCTCGATAAACTAATACTTTCTAGAAAATTATACTATAATTGTGGGCCGGTTGGGTTATACGTTCCTCGACCTGGCTATTATATTGTTAGACCCTGCGTCAATATGATAGGATTAGGCTTGGGAGCACAGCGAGTTTGGCTTGAAGATGATACTACACATTTGCCAGTTGGTCATTTTTGGTGCGAATGGTTTGAAGGTAGACATCTAAGTATTGATTATCACCAAGGTAAACAATGTTTAGCAGTAGAAGGACATAAATCTAAATCTACTTTTACTCGTTGGGATCATTGGGTAAGAGTTGCTGATAGAATTCGATTACCGGCAATACTACAGCCGTTTACTAATAATCACAAATACATTAATTGCGAATACATTGGGGGCAAATTAATCGAAGTGCATTTTCGACGCAACGAAGATTTTGACGGCAATATTACACATTTTATTCCGGTTTGGGAAGGTGAAGATACTATACCGCCAGATGGGTATTCATATAAACCGTATCCTGATTTACATGGCAGAATTGGTGCTTTTGTAAAATAATAGATTGACAAAAATCTAAATATTCCATATAGTTAATCAAAAGGAGCAATCAATGAGCAATAGAGTTTATGGGTCTGAAGAAAAGGCTAAACTAGAACGTCTTGTGAGAGAAGGCGTTAATGTTTTACAAGAAATGGAAGATTTAAGTGCAGGCTTAAAAGATACCGTAAAAGCAGTGGCTGAAGAATTAAACATTAAACCAAGCCTAATAAATCGAGCAATTAAAATTGCTAAAAATAGAGACTGGGCTGCTCATGCTGATGCATATGAAGACTTAGAAACAATTGTTTCTACGCTTGGTTACGATAAAGATGCGTGAATACAAACACGCAGATATACTAGGTAATGATATTAAGGTAGGTGATGCGTGTGCTTATCCTACCCACAACGAACTAAAAATAGGAATCGTTGCTAAATTAAATCCTAAGATGATCGACGTTGTAGGAATTGGTAAATCATACTTTACTAGACGATATCCGCATGATGTTTATCTTATAAGCAATGATCCAAAACTTTCTATGTATCTACTGAAAAATAGTAAGTAATAAAAGAGTCGCTCACTTAAGAGCATGTAGAAGGTATGCGGGCCACAAGCCGCGAGGAGAACACAATGCCATACATTGACGGTTTCTTTGATAGAGACAATGATATAATTCGACTTGTTGAAAGAAAAGAAGGCAAAAGAATATATCAAGAATTTCCAGTAAAATATACATTTTATTATGAGGACCCAAAAGGAAAATACACAAGTATTTACGGTGATCCTCTAAGCAGAATAGTTTGTAAAAATACAAAAGACTACAGAAAAGAAGTTGCAATCAATAAAAATAAACGATTGTTTGAAAGTGATATTAATCCTATCTTTCAATGTTTAAGTGAAAATTATATCAATCAAGATGCTCCTAAACTAAATGTAGCGTTTTTTGACATCGAAACAGACTTTGATCCAGATAGAGGATTTGCTCAACCAGAAGACCCCTTTATGCCTATTACTGCAATTACAGTACATCTACAATGGTTGGATGTACTGGTAACACTTGCTATGCCGCCGCGAGGATTACCTCTCGACCAAGCAAAAGAATTGTGTCAGCATCGTTGGGGAGATGACGTTATACTATTTCCCAATGACAAAGATAATCAAGGCGAACGAGAAATGCTGTTAACATTTCTTGATTTAATAGAAGATGCTGATATTGTAAGTGGTTGGAACTCAGAAGGATACGATGTTCCGTATACAGTAAACAGAGTTTCTAGAATATTAAGCAAAGATGATACAAGAAGATTTTGCTTATGGAGTCAATTACCTAAACGAAGAGAATACGAAAAATACGGTAAAACCGCAGAAACTTACGATTTTGTAGGTAGAGTCCATGTTGATAGTTTAGAACTTTACAGAAAATATACCTACGAAGAACGTCACAGCTATAGCTTGGATGCTATCGGTGATTATGAGCTTAGCGAAAGAAAAACTCCTTACGAAGGCACATTAGATCAACTTTACAACAATGACTTTGAAAAATTTATTGAATATAACAGACAAGACGTTGCACTTTTAGATAAATTAGATAAAAAATTAAGATTCATTGATCTGCTTAACGAGATTGCTCACGACAATACTGTGCTATTACCCACTACAATGGGAGCTGTTGCTGTTACTGAACAAGCAATTATTAACGAAGCACACAGACGAGGTCTTCAAGTTCCAAACAGACCTAAACAAAACGAAGACGAAAATACACAGGCTGCAGGTGCATACGTTGCATATCCTAAAAAAGGGTTGCATAAATGGATAGGCAGTATGGACTTAAACAGTCTATATCCAAGCGTTATTAGATCATTAAACATGGGGCCGGAAACTATCATTGGACAGTTAGTTCCAGAATACACAACTCAGTACATAACCGATAAAATGACACTTCAAAAAGAATCATTTGCAGGTTCATGGGAAAATCTATTTGGATCGTTTGAATACACCTGGGTTATGGAACAACGCAAAGATAAAATGATTACCATACAATGGGAAAATGGTCAATTGGATGTTATGAGCGGAGCAGAAATCTATAAACTAATTTTTGATAGTCATACGCCTTGGATGCTCAGTTCCAACGGCACAATTTTTACGTGCGAAAAAGAAGGTGTTATCCCAGGATTACTATCTAGATGGTATAAAGAACGTAAAGAACTTCAAGCAATGTTAAAAAAGGCAATTGAAGCAGATAATAAAACAGAAATTGCGTTTTGGGATAAAAGACAACTTGTTAAAAAAATTAATCTTAACAGCCTATATGGCGCTATTCTTAACCCGGGCTGTAGATTTTTTGATAAAAGAATAGGACAATCAACTACACTAACAGGTAGAACTATTGTTAAACATATGGCGAGTAAAGTTAACGAAGTTATTACAGGCGATTATGATCATGTAGGCAAAGCAATTATATATGGTGACACAGATAGTTGCTATTTCAGTGCATACCCAATACTTAAAGAAGATATTGATCAAGGTATTATTCCGTGGAGTAAAGAAAACGTAATTACACTGTATGATCAAGTATGTGAAGAAGCAAATGACAGTTTTAAAGATTTTATGTATAAGGCTTTTCATTGTCCTGCAAGTAGATCAGAACCTATAAGAGCAGGTAGAGAAATTGTTGCAGAAAGCGGTCTTTACATTACAAAGAAGCGATATGCTGCACTAGTTTATGACAAGGAACACAAACGTAAAGATAAAGACGGCAAGCCCGGCGAAGTAAAAGCAATGGGCCTTGATCTACGCAGATCAGACACTCCTGTTTTTATGCAGGAATTTCTAAGCGAAATTTTATTAATGGTGTTAACCGGCAAGGAAGAAAAAGACCTACTGGATAGAATTACTCAATTTAGAACAGAATTTAAATTAAGACCGGGATGGGAAAAAGGTTCACCTAAACGTGCAAACAAAATTGGACACTTTCGCAGAGAAGAGGAAAGACTAGGTAAAGCAAACATGCCCGGTCATGTTCGGGCTAGTATAAATTGGAATACACTTAAAAGAATGAACGGTGACAAATACAGTTTAGAAATTGTAGATGGTATGAAAGTTATTGTGTGTAAACTAAAAGATAACCCGTTAGATTTTACCAGTGTAGCATATCCAACAGATGAATTGCGGTTGCCACAATGGTTTAAAGAATTACCGTTCGACGATAACGAAATGGAATCTACTATTATCGATAATAAATTAGATAACTTAATCGGCGTTCTAGGTTATGATATAGAAAGTACAAAACAAAACAATACATTTAACAATTTATTTGATTGGGGATAAAATGCGCGGTTTATTAATAATTTGTTTATTGTCAGGGTGTGCTAGTGTACAAGACAATACACCTATAGGTGACAAGGCAGTGATAGGTGCGTTTTTTACTGTTGTGGCATTAGGTGCAAAGGGAATGGCACAATGAGAGTGGGAATAACCTTTAGTGCCTTCGATTTACTTCACGCAGGACACGTACAAATGTTAAGAGAAGCAAAAGAACATTGTGATTATTTAATTGTAGGTTTACAAATGGATCCAAGTATAGATAGACCTACCAAAAATTCTCCTGTTCAAACGGTAGTTGAAAGATATGTTCAATTACGTGCCGTAAGTTATGTCGACGAAATTATTCCTTATGTTACAGAAAAAGATCTTGAAGACATATTGACAATGTATCACATAGATGTTAGAATACTAGGAGAGGAATACCGTGAAAAAGAATTTACAGGTAAAGACATCTGTAGAAAACGCGGTATTGAATTGTATTTTAACAAAAGAGATCATCGTTTTTCTTCTAGCGATTTGAGACGTAGAGTAGCAGAAAGGGAAGGTAATGTCTAAATCCAGCACAGACTATGCTGAAATTGCAGGACTTAAACTTGCACTTAATCATTTAATTGCTAATCCTGAACCTAACACACAGATTGTAATTGATTGGATTAAGTTAAGAATTGCCGAATTAGAGAAAAAACAATGAGCAAATTTATTTTTGATGTAGACGGCACATTAACTCCTAGTAGACAAAGTATAGATCAGGAGTTCGGTCATTGGTTTGAACTTTTTTGTATGGCTAATGATGTATACCTAGTAACTGGTAGTGATTATAAAAAAACACAAGAACAATTAGGAGATCACTTACTGAGATGGCCTGTCTATGTTTACGCTTGTTCAGGCAACGAGCGTTGGGCAAAAGGCAAACTAGAAAGAACACGTGAATGGCTGTTGCCTATAAATGTAAGAAATTGGTTAGAACTTAAATTAAAAAATAGTGAATTTGTTTTGCGAACGGGAAACCACATTGAACAACGTTCTGGCTGTGTTAACTTTAGTGTTGTAGGCAGAGGTGCCACTTTGGGCGAACGAAATCTTTATGTAGAATATGATAGACAAAACGAAGAAAGAAAACGTATTGCATTAGAATTTAATCATTTATTTCCAGATCTTGAAGCTAGATTGGGAGGCGAAACTGGTATTGATATATACCCCAAAGGATGGGATAAAAGTCAAATACTAGCAGACTTTGACGAAACTGAAAAGATCTATTTCTTTGGTGATAAAATTGAACCGGGTGGAAATGATTGGCCGCTTGCTTGTGCCATTGGATTACAACGAGGTGGATCATTTGCTGTTAAAGATTGGCAGGATACTTGGGAAAGATTACGATATTTAAGAGAGGTAAAAGAAGCAAAATGATAGTAATAGCAGGATATGGCTTTGTAGGTAAAGCACATGAAGCAGTAATAAAAGACAAATTTAATATTATTATACATGATCCTGCTTTGGGATATAATGCACAATATCGTCAAGTTGATGCTGTTATAGTTTGTGTGTCTACTCCACAAGGTGCTGATGGTAGATGCAATATGAATAATGTATACGATGTGTTTTCTAATATACGTTGCGACGTTCCTGTGTTAATTAAAAGCACAATCAGTTTAGAAGGTTGGCGAGAATTAAAAACTAGATTTCCCACTCACATGATTGCGTTTAGTCCAGAATTTTTACGAGCAGCAACCGCAGTAGAAGACATGACGAACACTAAACATGTTATATTGTCTGGCGACAATATAACTTTTTGGTATAAGTTTTATAAAACAATTTTTCCAGATGCAAGAATTGAAGCTTACAACCTAGAAGAAGCAATCTTAATTAAGTATTTTCGTAATAGTTTTCTAGCAACAAAGGTTAGTTTCTTTAACGAAATGTATGATTTTTGTGCAGCACTAGGCGTTGATTTCAATAATGTAAGAGCAGGCGTAGCACAAGACGAGAGAATAACAGAAAGTCACACCTTTGTTGATACCGAACAAAGAGGTTGGGGCGGAGCATGTTTTCCTAAAGATACCGCAGCACTTTTAACAATGGCAAATGACGCAGACGTTGAATTAAAAATTCTAAATACTGCTGTAGACTACAATAAAACTATAAGAAAAAACCTTGACAATCAATAAGATACAAAGTATTATAAAAAAAATATCGGAGATAACATATGAAAGACATTTTACAAGACATCGTTGCACATACACATTCATTGGGTATTTTTCCAATGATTAAAATTACATCAGACAACAACGCTACACAAATTGATTCAATTGCAGAAGACAGATCTGCAATTATGATGGCAACTACTCATTCGCCAGTAAAAGAATTTGTTGGCGTGTTTGGTATGCCTAACTTAGATAAACTAAATCTTCATCTTAAAAATCCAGAATACAAAAATGCTAAAATATCTATAGTTACCGCACAACGTGATGGAGAAACTATTCCTACTTATATTCACTTTGAAAATGAAACAGGTGACTATAAGAATGATTATAGGTTTATGATTAAGTCTATTATTGATGAGAAACTGAAAACTGTAAAATTTAAGGGTGCAACGTGGGAAGTAGTTTTTCAACCTAGCGTCGCAAGCGTTACTAGATTAAAACATATGAGTTCAGCTCATTCTGAAGAATCGATCTTTAATGTCTCAACAATTAACGGTAATCTAGTGTTTAGTTTTGGCGATGTAAGCACTCACGCCGGGGAGTTTGTATTCCAGCACGGAGTAAATGGCAATCTTAAACATACTTGGAGTTGGCCTGTGGGGCATGTGCAAAGTATACTTAATCTCGACGGCGACATTACTATGAGTATTAGTGATCAAGGTGCTATGATGATTAGTGTAGATAGTGGTATGGTTAAATACGATTACATTTTACCTGCACAAAGCAAATAAATTAATGATTAAAAATCTTACATCTACACAAAACGATTATGCTCATTTTTTGCCTGCTCTTTCAGGGTTTTATGCTACCTATGTAGGCAAGCAACGGTATGACACTTATGTAGATCCTGCTAGAATTCCCAGCAATTTTGCTAATGGCGTGGAAAGTTTAAATTATCTAGATCCTGAACGAGGTCAATTTTACTACAAATGGACGCTATATTCTGCAGGGCATGCCGAACTTGATGTAAACAAACACAGCCCAAAAGAAGATATGATCCGCAACAGAGATCGCAATTCAAGTTGGGTGTTAGGTGATTCGGGTGGTTTCCAGATAGGCAAAGGCGTATGGGAAGGAGACTGGAAAGATCCTTCTTGTCCTCGAGCACAAAAGAAGCGTGAACAAGTGCTTACTTGGATGGATGCTTATATGGACTACGGCATGATTCTTGATATTCCGGCTTGGGTTTCTCGTTCACCTGCTGGACAAAAGGCGACAGGTATTACATCATATGCAGAAGCAGTTCAAGGCACATATATCAATAATGATTGGTTTATACGCAATCGTAACGGCAATTGTAAATTTCTAAATGTTTTACAAGGTGAAAATCACACTGACGCCGAAGATTGGTATCAGCGTATGAAAAAATATTCAGATCCTAAACATTATCCAAACGAACACTTTAACGGATGGAGTATGGGTGGACAGAATATGTGTGATGTTCATCTTGTATTAAAACGTGTTGTCGGATTGCGTTATGACGGCTTGTTAGAAAAAGGCGTCCAAGATTTTATGCATTTTCTAGGCACTAGTAAATTAGAATGGGCTTGTCTATTAACTGACATACAACGGGCAGTTAGAAAGCATCATAATGAAAATTATACAATTACATTCGACTGTGCTAGTCCTTTCCTTGCTACTGCTAATGGACAAATTTATATACAAAATGAAACTGTAGATAGAACCAAATGGACCTATCGAATGGTGCCAAGTGTAGATAATAAAAAATACGCAAACGACAATAGACTTTTTAGAGATGCTGTATTGCAAGATGGTATTTTTAAAAACTTTGAAGACAGTCCTCTCACTAAAAATTTAAAAGTTTCAGATGTATGCATATATGCTCCTGGTGATTTAAATAAAATCGGCAAGGAAGGTAAAACTTCATGGGATAGTTTTTCATATGCAATACAAATGGGACACAATGTTTGGAGTCATGTTAATGCCGTGCAAGAAGCAAATAGACAATATGACCAAGGAAAAACTCCTAACATGCTAATTAGAGAACGTTTTGATAGATTGTATTTTAAAGATGTTGTAGAAGAAATATTTGCAACTGACGACAAAGAAAAAGCATTTAAATTAATAGACGAACATTCTAAATTTTGGATTGCAATACCCGGCACTAGAGGTGCTACAGGTAAAAAGACAATCAATGCTTCTACTTATTATAATACATTTTTCGATGAAGAATCGGTAGACACACACGAAGACGGTGAATTTACTGAAGAAGAAACAGATAATCTAAAGGTGTTAGAAGATGAGCAACTTTCATGAAAGACAAGATAAAATCATTGTTCATTTACAAGAACTATATCAAAAACATAGAACAATTGACAGCGAAATAAAAGAAATGTACAATCATTTTGAACGTGATGAAGTTATTAATAGAAAAAAAACTCAAAAACTTTGGCTTAAAGACGAAATACACAGATTAGAAACAGAATTAAAGGCATTACAATGAATCGAGACTACTTAACTGGCACAACTAATAACGCTAAAATTTTTATCGGTACTGAAGTTGAACATACACCTGCCTACGGCATGAAAACTTTATTTGTAGTTGGCTTCGAACATCTTGATAAAATTTCTACTTATTACAATGCTCACAAGTGTGAACACATCTTTTTTGGTGCCAATCACAGTTATAACCCACATAAAGACAACAATTGGGATGATTGGGAATCTATGATTAAACCTTTTTTGGAAAAGGGATATCTATGTAGTCTAGATATACCCTTAGGTGCAGTAGAAGAATTTCATGACGGTGGATTATGTGAGTATGATAATTTTATTCCACAAATACGTGTTCCTGTTCCTTATATACGACTTTGGAATTACAATACAATGCTAAAAATCGACGATAAAGATTTTTCTGCTACTAATCCAGGAGTGTGGAGTCATAGTTTACATGATTTAATGAGTAGAGAAAAGTTTACTGATTGGTCAAAATACAAGTCAGATAAAATTATCAATTGACAAAATGCATCAAGAACACTATTATCAATACATTAGCAAAAGGTATAAACAATTGAATCAAGTAAAAAGTATTTGGGTCCGTTTTCTAAAAGAAGGGATCCATCTTTATCCAGCCGCTGCAACAGATCCCCGTCTTAAAACTGGCGACTGGGATGATGTGAGTTTCCTAGGGGTTCCACATCGTCATATCTTCCACTTTAAAGTTCGTATTGAAGTGTTTCATGACGATCGAGACATTGAATTCATCCAGTTCAAACGCTGGCTTGAAAAACTTTACAATGAAGATATTTTAGAACTCAACCATAAGTCATGTGAAATGATTTCGGATGATTTGTATAAAGAAATCTCAGCAAGGTATCCGGGCCGCTTTGTAGAGATCGAAGTCTCCGAAGATGGAGAAAATGGCTCTATTGTTTACTATCCTTCCAACAGCAACGCCAACTAATATAGGAGATATAAATGGCTATCGCTAATGCTACTGTTTCTAAAATTTTTGATGATCTTGATGCCTATCGTGACTTTTGTAGGTTCGAAGGCGAGGGTAGAGTGTTTGATGAAAAAGCTCTCTATAACAAAAAGGATGCTAATTGGCAAGCCTACGAAAAACATCAAAACTACTTAAAGGCTCGTGGCAGAGTAAAAAATAGGAAATACTAATGACAATATACATTGTGGATATTGAGGCGGTTGATACAAGATACACTTGCGAATGGAAGGAACACCTTCCTACTCAACTGCGTCATGCTACAAACGAAAACGTAGTTGTCATAAGTGGAGGAGAAGTGCCTCAGGCCACCACGCCTGGGGCATTTCTTAATTTTGCCGGAACTAACAATTATAAATCACAACAAATGCTTGAAATAAGCAGAATGTTTGCTATGGGAGATATTAAAAGTGGAGACTACTTCTTATACACAGATGCTTGGAACCCTACTGTTATACAACTTCGTTATATGGCAGAATTGCTTGGTATTAACATCAAAATTGGCGGGCTTTGGCACGCCGGCTCCTACGACCCTCATGATTTCCTTGGAAGATTAATAGGAGATAAACCGTGGGTGCGTAGTGCTGAACATAGTATGTTTAGTTGCTATGACAACAATTTCTTTGCTACAGACTTTCATGTAGATATGTTTGCTCGAGAAATTTTAGATTGGAACGAAGAAGATTGGGAAGGTACACCTTACGATGCTAATTCTACTATTACACGAGTAGGTTGGCCAATGGAGTATCTAAAAGATGCGTTGACACAGTACAAGGGAATGGAAAAACGCAATCTAATACTTTTTCCGCATCGTATTGCTCCTGAAAAACAAGTTGATATTTTTCTCGATTTAAAATCTCAACTACCCCAATATGAGTTTGTTATTTGTCAAGAACGTCGATTAACAAAAAATGAATATCACAATTTGTTAGGCGAAGCAAAACTTGTTTTTAGTGCCAATCTACAAGAAACATTAGGTATATCTTGGTATGAAGGTGCTCTAGTAGATGCTATTCCAATGGTGCCT